CAAGCGGATATAAATACTTGTGGGGCAGTGACAGCAGTACGTCAAACGGCGGATTGCGAAAGTACAAAGATTTTATTTGTATGGCACTCGGTTCGTATTACGGACCGGACGGCACGTTTGTTAAGATTGAATTTGACGACGGTAAAGTGATATACGCAGTCAAAGGTGACGAAAAGAAAGATAGCGAAACCGACAGCCGACATATGTATCACACAGGCAGTGACGCAAATATGACGGAGTTTATCATTGACGGAAATGTTGTGATAGGCAATGAAAAATTCACATCTGCATTAGAGGCTGAAGGGATTAACCGCTCTGCCCGTGTTGTGAGAATTTGGACAAGCGATACAGAGCCGACATACGGAAGTACAGGAAGTACATCCGGTGAAAAAGAATATCATTTTGCGGATACCAACGAAAAAATACCTATCCACAATTCGATTTTCAAACAAGCACCTATGCTGTTAGACGGTGCTTTGAAAGTAGTGGTAAATGATACAGACGTATCAAAGCATATAGGAGATATATCGTGGACAAATACAAAAAATACACTTGCGACAACGATGTCTTTCAGCACTCCGAAACCTAAAGAAATGAAGTATATGAATATATACATACCAAAAATGGGCGATATTATGAGGTACAGCGGAGGAGATAAAGAAGATTTCAGAGGTGTAATAATCGAGGTTGACGACGGAGCAATGTATGAAAACAAATATACTGCCGTTGATGTAGGGTGGTATCTGAACAAAACCACCGACACATATCAGTTTACATCTATGCGAGCCGATGACTGCATAAAGAAAATATGCAACGATTTATACATTCCGATTGTGCTTATTCCCGAATTGAGTACGCTTATAACTCAAATATATATCGACAAGCCCGTATCGGACGTTATCAAGGATATTCTTGATAAGTGCGGAAACGGGTATAACTTTGACTTTGTACCCGACGGTATGCGTATATATTTGTGCAATGATAAGGTGGTCGAGCCGAAGTTTAGAATATCGCCGAATACCGAACTCAAAAACTCAGTACAGTATATGGGTAATATTGAGCATAAAGGCAGTATTGAGAATATGAAGAACAGTGTTAAGGTGATAACCGATACGGACGTTATGACTACTCTGAAAGCCGAGGAGAGTATATCAAAATACGGCTTTCTGCAAGAAGTGGTAAAAATGAATGACGGAGATAATGCGTCGGACTTGGCAAAGAAAAATCTTGGCGAGCTGAATAAGGAAGATGAAACGTATTCCGGTGAAATAATCGAGGAGCTGACAAGCTATACACGAGCCGGAAGTACGATAGAAAAAGACGGTGTTAAATATGTGATTACAAGCAGTCAGCACAGTATAAAAAACGGTGTTCACTACAATAAAATTGATATGGAGAGATTAGTATGAAAAACGGAGTCGAAACACTTGCAAAGATGTTTAAGGACCGTGAAAACGCAACGGGTGATTTTGTCGTATTCGGTAAAATAATTGAGCTACCGAACCTTAAAATACAATTTACCTCTAAAATAATTCTGACTAAGGAGCATATAAAAAGTCTTATTGATTTATACAAACAGGATATTGACGGACGATATGTTTATAAAGGCAGAGAAGTTGCAATGATTCCGTACAGAGGCAATAACAGATATTTGGTGTTGGGGGTGACGGAGAATGGCTGATTACACAAAAACAGAACCTGCATTCGATTTTCAAAAGGGCGATTTTATTATTATAAACGGTCGTCCGAAAATGACGGTCGGCAGAGAACGTATAAAAAATTGGGTGCAAAAAATACTCAATACGCAAAAGGGCAGATATAAAATTTATAACGGTACAGGATACGGTATAAATATAGAAGATACTTTTGTCGGAAAGAATTACAATCGTGACTACATCCGTTCGGAAGTCAAGCGTGAGATAACCGAAATATTGACCGCAAATGAAGATATAGTGAGTATTGATAACTTCAATATGGAAGTAGACGGCTCAATGCTTACAGTATCTTTTACCGTAAACAGCGTGTACGGCGATATAAATGACGTTAAGGGGGCGATATAATGGCTGAAACTATTGATACAATACTTGAACGTATGCTTTTGCATATACCGTCAAGATATGATACGTCGTCGGGAACATATACATACGATATAGAAAAATCAACGGCAATGGAGTTTGAGAATGTTTATGATATTATATCATCTCTTGACTCCTATTTTTATGCGTCAACCGCTACAGGTAAGTATCTTGATATGCGTGTAGGCGAGTTTGGATTGGAACGTAAAGAGGCAAGCTATGCAACAGGATATGTGACTGTAAGCGGTAACGTCGGAGCAAAAGTGTCTGTCGGTGAAAAGGTGGCGGCGGGTAATGTTATATTTAATATAACTGAAAATGCGATTATACCAAACGGCGGAAGTGTAACGGTACGAATTGTGTGTGACAGCGCCGGAGTAAAAGGCAATGTTGAAAAAGGGAAAATAAACAGATTTCCGGTTACTGTTCAAGGACTTGTATCCGTAACGAATGAAATTTCAACAACAGGAGGCAGTGACAAAGAAAGTGATGTTGAACTGCGAAAGCGTTTTACCGAATATGTTTCGCATCCTATAACAAGCGGAAATAAGTGGCAGTATATCTCTTGGGCAAAATCAGTTGACGGAGTGGGTGACGCAAAATGCTTGCCGTTGTGGAACGGAGCAGGAACGGTTAAAGTGATAATCGTTGACAGTGAAAAACAACTTGCCGGAAGTGAGCTTATAAATAAGGTACAGAGTTATATAGATGAACAATGCCCGATAGGTGCAGATGTGACCGTTACCACTGCAACGGCAGTAAGTATAAATGTTACGTTTTCGGCAGATGTGGACGAAAGCACGATTGAAAGTATTAAATCGAATATCAGAAGTTATTTGCGTGATGTGTCTTTTGCAAACGGATATGTGTCATATGCAAAAATAGGTCAAACCATATTGAATACAGACGGTGTTGATGATTATTCAAATTTGAAAATCAATTCAAAAACAGAAAATATCGCAATATCCGAAACTGAAATTGCTGTTCTTGGGGGTGTTGCCGTTGGCTGATGTAGGACAGAATTTACCGTCGTACTATAAAAAGTCACGGTATATAAAAGCATTAAATACACCCGTCAATGCGGAATTTGAACGTTTGTATGAGTTGATAGAAATGTTTATGAAAAACAGATTTATTGACAGTGCCGATGAAGATGCCGTAAGAGAATATGAAAAAAGTTTGGGTATATCAGAAATTGCCGATACCATTGAAGTGAGAAAAAGTCTTATCAAAACAAGACTGCGCGGAACACAGACTTCGACAAGGGCAAATCTGAAAGCGGTGATTGAGAGTTACAGCATTTTGGCGGATATTTCCGAAGATATTCCGAATTATAGCTTTACGGTGATTTTTCATCAACCGAATGTGCCTGAAAGTGTGATTAAGAATATTATCGAGGATCTGAAACCCGCTCATCTGTCTGTAACATATTCGTATGAATATACAGGGACATTTGAATTTGCTGAAAGTGAAAATGAATATAATATCGGAGTCGGATTTGCCGATGGCAATGGTCATGGCGGATATTTGGGAAATATTTAAGGAGGGAATTGTATGAATTTTAATAATAAATTGCCCGAGTGGAAGAATAGCGGTACAGAACCGAGTGACAGTCTAAAAAACGACGGATTTAAAGCCGGATATAAACCGTCGGCAAATGTTTTTAATTGGTTTTGGAGTTTGGTAAGTAAGTGCATTACTGAAATTCAGTCAAAACTGTCAAGCGAGGAAACTGCAAGAACAGAGGCTGATAAGAATTTGCAACAACCGACATTTACAGAGGCAAGCACACGAGTAAATATAGCGAGTGGTGAAACGCTAAGCACATTGTTCGGAAAAATAAAGAAATTCTTTGCCGATTTAAAAACGGTAGCGTTTACAGGTTCATATACTGACCTGTCAAACAAACCAACGTCAATGCAAAATCCGAATTCATTGACACTGACAATGAACGGCTCGGCAACGAACTATAACGGTGCATCGTCAGCGAGTAAGTCGTGGTATGCTCCAACGAGTGCAGGAACGGCAGGATATAGCTTGATTAGTAATGGTAGTGGTGCTCCTGTATGGCAACAACCACCTTATGCAGTATGTAGCTCATCATCAGGAACGCGTGCAAAAACTGTTTCTATAACAAATTTTAAATTAGTTACAGGCACAAGAGTTTCTGTAAAATTTTCAAATAAAACAAGTACAACACCTATACTCAACGTAAGTAGTACAGGAGCAAAAGAAATAAAATTAGTACAAACGAATGGTACATATGTAAGTGTTAATAGCTATAATTCGTGGTCGGCAGGAGAAATTGTAGAGCTTATTTATGACGGTACTTACTGGGTGGCGGTTTCATCAAATATGTGTTTTGTTTCAGGTGCTCAATCTGCAACAGTAATTGTAGGTACAACTTATTCTTCGGGATATTGCGATTATAGATGTGACGGTTCTAATGATGTATCTATGATAACGGCAGCAATACAGGAAGCATATAGACGTTTGAGCACAAATGATAGCAGTTATACAAGTGTAGCCTATCCTGACTTTGGTGTAAAGGTATTTTTTAAAGCTGGAGTATATAAGGTGAATGGTAATATATACGCAGATAATACCTCTTGGGTTTCAAACGATATTTATATAACTTTAGAGGGTGAGAGTGAAAATGCAGTAACTTTTGTAAAGACAGCAGACAGTAATCATAGTCTTATAGATGCAACTGATATAAGTTTTGTATTTAAAAATATCAACTTTCATTTTGCTCAGGTTGCATCAACGGAAATTAAATGTTCAGGAGCTTCTTTTTGTGATTGCAATATAAGTCTTAGAACGGCAGGTTATTCGGGCGATAGTTTCACATTTATCGTAGCTCGAAATTCAGATAATGGTGTTGTAAGAATGAATGGTGGCTCGTTTACTTTCATAACAGTATCCGGTTGGACTCCATGTATAAAAGGTATTGATTGCTATGGAGTTGATATTCACAACTGTAATATACGACTTGCGAATGGAGCAAATTCAAATGATGTACCAAGTGGGGATAGTTTAGAATTGAATTTTATATACCAAACACAATCAACTGAGTCAAGAGGTACATATCCTAATGTAATGAGTCATTGCATATTTAGATGTTCGGGGAATACATCAATTATTGCAAGTACAGAAATAAGTATAACTGAAAGCGAAATTACTTTAGTTAATAATAGTAGTAAAATTTCTCATTATGCTACAACCAGTACACAGACTTTGAGAAACATATTTGCAAATAACAGAGTTCATTTAAGTAGCTCGTATTTATATATGAGGTTTGGTATAATATCAAATTGTACTTTTGGTAGGGCAGATACTTATGGCTCTGTTAGTTCATCTTATTCTTACCGTTTATACAATGAAGTTTGTTGTTCTATTACTGGTAATTTCTTTGTTGGTGTTTGGGGCTTATATTTGGGTTCAAGAAATGCTATTGTAACAGGTAATATGTACAAGGGTTCACTGTCAAAGTCAAGTACATCAACAGGTACGGTTACTATGGCTAATAATGTTGCTGCGAATTAGGGGTGATTTGAATGTTTGATATTAATAATTTCTATGATTTAGACGGTGTAATACATCTAAATAAGTATAAAATTGTAGTGAGATACTATGATAGTGTAGAAAAACAGACATATGAAGATGTAACGATGTTTTTGAATGATGAAGGCTTGAAAGATATGAAAGAACAACATATTGCTAAACATCAACTATTAGAGTTAATCTCGGAGGAAGTTATAGATACATCTGACTATGAGTGGATGGAAGGATTGCCAATTCAAAGTGATAATCCGATTAAAGAGATTGAGGAGATTTATAACTATGGCAGTAAAGAGGCTTATGAAGCGTCATTGTCTGAATATACGGACGAGTTTATGCTTGATATTGATGTAAGGGTAGCAATGTTGGAAATGGGGATAACGGAATAGGAGGTGCTAAATATGGAACACGGACGTTCATATGGATTGTGCAAGAAAATTGTAGCCGTTGGAAAAATGAGCAAAGAAAAAATGCTTGAAAAATTTGATGTACTTGTTTTGTCGGGGGGATTAACCGATAATGACTACAAAGAATTGGCGGAAGAAATCAATAAGAATGAGGAGGGCTAAGTAAGTGGAAGTTGACGATAAGGAATTATGGGAGCGATTGACCGTAGTGGAGCAGTCTACGAAGTCGGCACACCACAGAATTGACACGTTGGACAAGTTGACTGAAAGCGTCCACATCATAGCTACGGAAACAAAGGCTATGCGTGAGGACGTGAATGACATCACGGAACGTGTGGACGAAATCGAAAAGAAACCTAACAAACGATATGAAACAGTAGTTACTGCTGTTATTACGGCATTAGTCGGCGGTTTGATAGGTTATTTTGTTAAAATGTTAGGATTTTAGTATTTTAGGAGGTACATAAAAATGAAAGAATGGTTTAAAGCGGCAGGAATAAGAGCAATCAAGACGATTGCACAGACAGCGATTGCGACAATCGGTACGGCCGCCGTACTGGGTGACGTCAACTGGGTAATGGTTGCGTCAGCGGCGGCATTAGCAGGCGTACTGTCGTTGCTGACCTCGGTTGCCGGTTTGCCGGAAATTAAGAATTGAGGTATAAACAATGGATATTCAAATCAAACAAGGTCCGCAGTGCCACACGTCTAATTGCTACACATACAGGAATGGCGATATTAAATATATCGTCATTCATTTTACGTCAAATAACGGCGATACGGCATTGAACAACTGCAATTATTTCAGCGGCGCAAATCGTGGTGCGTCTGCACATTATTTTATCGGTGATGACGGAATATATCAATCTGTACCCGATAAATGGGCGGCGTGGGCTGTCGGTGGTACAAAAATTTACAAACACCCGTATTGCAGGAATATGAACAGTATTTCGATTGAAATGTGCAGTCGTATTGGTGCGGACGGTAAATACTATATTCGTGACGGGATTGTGGAACAGACGATTAAATTGACAAGATATTTAATGAATAAATACAATGTTCCGGTAGAAAACGTATTGCGCCATTATGATGTGTGGGATAAAAAGTGTCCTGAGCCGTTTGTACGTCAGCCGGAGCTATGGGAAGATTTTAAAAGACGATTAACAGGAAGTGAGGATTTAACTATGTCACAATATACAGAATTAAAAGAATTAATCGAAAAACAGGCGGCAGAAATTGCCGATTTAAAAAACATCAACAAACAGTTGGTGAATGTAGTTCAAACTACAATGATTTACGATTTCAATGATGACAATATGCCGTCGTGGGCAAGAACGGCAGTACAAGCCGCGCAAGATTACGGCGCATTGGTCGGTGACGAGCAAGGGAGATTAGGTCTGTCCTATAAGGACCTGCGAACTATTTGTAGGGAGTACAGATGTGGTATGTATGATAAGTAGTTTTGAGGGTGGTGTAATGCCACCCTTATTTTTTTTCGGCAATTTACAATTTATTTACAAAACATCAAACAATATTGTAATTTAGTGGCATATGTTGTATTATATAACATAGGATAAGAAAGGACTAAGATATAACTATGTATACAATTACGCAAGACAAAAAGAATATTGACGGAGTAGTAAAGACCACATACGGCATTAAGTGTGACGAAGTGTCTGTCAAAGATGTGTCGCCGAATAAGGAAGAAGTGGCGGAATTAATAGACAGGCTGAACAAATACGGATTGTCACCCTGTCATTTGCAAGATGTGATTGAAGATTTTATTCAAGAATAACCCATACAAATTAAGAAAGAACATAGGCAAAATGCTTATGTTCTTTTTAGTTATGTATCTTGTTGCTATCTATACAGCTATGGCAAGCCCGAGATGAGGGTCTTTTAGGGCGGAGGTGAAGGTTGCGAGGCCTTCGGGGAAGTTATGTATGCCGATTGCGAGGGCGGTCATAAATCCCATACGTTTTAGGGCAATCGAGCGGGTTTCGTTTTCGGTCAGATTACCTATATCACCCTCTGTTGACGGCACAAAGTAGTCTATAAGTCCGATAAGAAGTATTCCGACAAAGAATGATACTACCGCGATATAATATCCCACAGTGTCATTTGTAGCTGACGCAATATATGTACGTGACTTCTGAAAAATTTCAATCATTGAAACGTATATCATTACTCCGGCTGAAAATCCGAGTGAGCCGGCGAGAAATTTTGTATTTGTGGTTTTTGCAAACAATGCTATTATACTGCCGATTCCGGTTGCAAGTCCTGCCATAACCGTCAGCGACAGCGCGAACAGTACATTTGTTTCCAC